TACATTTGTAATTAATCAAGCTTTTCCACCAATCCCTCAACAACCTCTAAATGTGCCTTATAATTTTAAGATAGGAAATATAACTAAATACCCTACTTATTATATAATTAGTTTTATCCCCAATCCTATATTTAACCCAAATCCAAGTAGTTATCTTTTTAATGCTTACCCAATTGCTTCTGGGGGGGGTAATATAGCCAACATTAGAGTTAGATTAGATATAATACCTAACAATGTTTATGATCTTTCTTTATTAGAAGATATTCAACCTTTACAAAATAATGCTACTGAACCCCGCCTTTCTTCAATTTATCAAGATATAGATTATTCAAATGGTTTAGTTCCAATTAATATTTCTCTTCTTGTTAGTGGAACCGCTGATAAAGCCCCAATTCAAGATTCAAATTATACATCTAAAGGTTGGACTAATAGTAGGTATAATGGAAGTAGAGTTTCATCCACAGATTTTAACGTATAAATAATATGGCTTTAGCACCATCAACACAAAATATTCTACAAGACTTAAATAGTGATTTAAGTGGGGTTTTAGGTGGACTTCCTGTTGCGGAACAAACTCAAGACTATTTTCTTATTTTTAAAGGAGCAGGAGGGACAGGACCGGAAATAATAGATAACACAGCATATTTTATTCAATATGTAGTAGATTCTGATGGTAATATATTTAAACCATCACAAGGTTCTATAGCTAGATTAAATGTGCTCCAAAACTTTCCAACTGGGAAATTAGCCACTGTCCGAATAGACAATGCTTCGGGTATTAATACCCAATTAGATGGTGACCATATTGTAACTGGGATAGGAACACAACAACCCCTTTTATATACTCAATATGGTATTCCATCTTCAAGTTATACCCAGTCTATAGGTTTCCTAACACCCGGTGGTGCCCCAGCAGGTACTGTAGCTGAAGTTCCTGATATTTTGGGGGCTATGATTAAAAATAGTTTTACTTTCAATAGTAGTTCTTTAACCACTATTACAAATTATAATTCTATACTCCTACCCCCCATTTCAGGAGCTAATTTTAGTGCTTCTCAAGGAAGGTATTATATAACTTCATCAGCATTATCCAATATAAGTAGTATAACTTTTAAAATAGCTTATACTATTACAAATAATACACCCCAATCTATAAATGGTCAACTTCAATTAACTGCTAACGCTACTATCCCCATTAATACTGAAACATTCTCTATTCCTGGGAATTCTTCTATAGTAGATTCAGTGGAATATACTTTACCATATTATATTTTTTCTAATTATTTATATTTTAGTATAAGATCTTCTATCAATAATGGGTCTTCTGTTAATTTCCAATCCCTTAAATTTGAAATCCCTAGTACAAGTCCTATGCCTTCCCCACAACCCCAAACTACTTTTTGGTCAACCGGAAGCCATACAGATGTGACTTGGCTAACTGCTTCTAGTTATCTTTCTAATAATTACGGAAATATTCAAGATTCAGACAGCTTCCCTCAAGCTATAAGTTTTAATTTTTCTCCTATTAAAACTCAATTTATACCTCAACCCGGAGATAGAATAAGGTTTGAATATAACCCACAAAAAGATTATATTATATATGAGGTAATTTCACCTGATGAAGATAGTGAAGGATTCTTAAAATTAAAATTAAATAGTATTATATCACCTAACACCATATTAGATAATTTTGTTTTACATAGAGTAGACAATTCTATTCTTAAGTATATGATATTAGACGTCCCCAAAGATCCTGTAATAGATAATCCTGAAAATCCATTTACAGGACTAATTTTACCTAAATACCCATCTGAGAAACTTAAGAATAATTTAGAGAATATTATACTTAAATTAAAAGAAGCTGGTGTAATACAAAATTAAATTTTAACATATTTATTACATATAAATTAAAATAATGGGATACTTAAATAATTCTGTCGTAACAGTAGACGCTATACTAACTAATAAAGGTAGAGAACTATTAGCTAGAGGTGATGGTTCTTTCAAAATCACTCAATTTGCCCTCTCAGATGACGAAATAGATTATTCTCTATATAATCCAACCCACCCTTCAGGAAGTGCTTATTATGGTCAAGCGTTAGAGAATATGCCACTTTTAGAAGCATTCCCTGAAACTACTCAAAATTTAAGATATAAATTAGTTACTCTACCCAGAGGAACAGCCAAAATGCCTGTATTGGACATTGGATATGCTGCTATCACTTTAAAACAAGGAGCTTCATTAGCTATTACTCCTCAAACTCTTAATTATTTGGGAGCTAATCAAGTATTTGAAGCTAGTGGCTACACAGCTACTATTGCGGATGTTAGAGTATTATCTACATTTAATGGAGTAGGTATTCAAACATCTGAAGCAACTACTTTGAATTCAACCCAAACCTTAGGAACTAATGTGTCTAAAACTGTAGTTGGAACTACAATTAACTTAACTGCTACAACAGTCAACACACTATTTGGAACAAACACCCAACTATACACTACTCTTCAAATAGTTGGTAGAGATAGTGGAGCTAGAGTAACAATCCCTGTAACAATTACCAAAACAGCTTAATATAAAATATGTCATTCAAAAGATTAGACCCCGAAGATTTTTTAATTAGTGCCGACTCAATTACGGCTGGAGCGTGGACTGGTAATACTCCTACCTTAACTCAATTTTTTACCTCTTCAGTTCAAGTAGCTGGAGCAAGTGGGAATTATTATGTAAGTGTTTACCAAACTGGTTCCACTTTAGATGAAGCCGAAGTTCAATTTAACATAGCCTTTGGTAATAGTGATGGCTCTGGTTCAGTTTTATATGATGCTGGTATTGGTGGTAAATCTCCTTCATCAACTATATTTGGACAATTTCAAAATATTGTTTTAGGAGACGAAAATAATAATTTTATTTTTGGGGGCACAACACCAATTAACCAAAGTTTTTATGCTATAACAGCTAACAGATCTAAATTCAAGGGCAGTATATTCCCAGGCACATTAGATTTACGCCTTCGATCAGCAAGTTCTGTATTAAGATTAACAGACGATAGTAACGATACAGCAGTTGTAACCTTTAATGAAGCTGGTAGAGTATATCAAATAGTAAGTGGTTCTGGAGGGAGGGCTCATACTGGGAACGGATATACCACAAACTCAGGATCATATGGCCTATTCCTCCCTGACATTGGAACTATTTTATTAAATGCTTCTGCTTTAGATTTATCTGTAGCTAATGGAGGTGTCAACTTATCATCTAGTTATGCTTCAAATACATCTGCTAATAATGCTGGAAGATTATATTCTGCTATCTCCGGTGGGGCTAACTTTACCCTAAATAGCCAGGAAAACGTAACATCAGATTATGTTTTTGTTAGAGCTCGCAACTCAGAATTTAACTATTCAGAAAACCCATCATTTATATCAGGCTCAACCGGTGAAGTATTGTATGATGCTTTTATAAATGCTCCCCAAACATTTATAACAACTGTAGGTCTATATAATGATTCTAATGAATTATTAGCTGTAGCTAAATTAAGTAAACCACTTAAAAAAGACTTTACTAAAGAAGCTCTTATTAGAGTTAAATTAGACTTCTAATGAATGAGTTACTTAAAGACACTCACCAGCAATGATGTAATCGTAACACCATTTACGATTAATAAAACCTTTTCTGGGCAGGAGTATTACTCATATTTTACAGGCTCCAATACAGCTTACCCCTTAGGAGGGGGAAGTGAGGGTACTGCTAGTGCGGCTTTAGTATTTAATTCTATTAAGCATCTTTATTATAGTAACTACATCTCCGGTAGTAATGGTTTAATATCTAATGCGGCTACTGCTTCATTTAATAGTGACGGAACTATAACTGGTCCTGTTTATACTACTAATTATGTAAACTTCTTACCTAATACTACAGGATCTTTAAGATATTATGTAGCTAATGGGAATATTGGTGTAGTATCTATACCATCAAAATTTTATGGTAACTTTATTCAACCTAATTCCCTCCAAATAACTTTATCTTCTAGCGCTATCCCATCAGGTTCATACTTTGATGATGGTGAAGGAAATATAATATCTTCTTCTACTCATGCGGGTAATATCATTTACGAAAGTGGGATTATAATATTCACAGGCACAGGAAGTGGGGTTGGAACAACATTCTCAACTCCTTCTATATCATTCCAGTCCTCAATAACACTATATGAAACTCAGTACAAATGTACTATTAGAGCTAATGAATATAATTACTCATTAAATCCCTCGTTATTAAAAAGTGGTTCATTAAATACTTATAAAGATTTTGTAACTGGATCGAGTTTTTCACCCTTTGTTACAACTATAGGTTTATATAATGAAAATCAAGAGTTATTAGCTGTTGCCAAGTTGGCTCAACCACTTCCAACTTCTCAAACAACAGACACAACAATATTAATAAACATTGATAGATGAATTGGTTATATTATGAAGATGAGATTGCTAACATATCACAATTTCCCGAAGGAACTTATGGATTTATCTATAAAGTAACACACCTTCCTACTAACAAAATTTATGTAGGTAAAAAAGTTCTCTACCACAACCAAAAAAAGAAGCTTACCAAAGCTGAACTTGAGTTAGCCACAGGTAGAGGTAGAAAATCATTATATAAAGTAGTCCAAAAGGAAAGTGATTGGAAAACATATTATGGTTCTCAAAAAGATATTAAGGACCTAATAACCCAAGGTAAAAAAGACGACTTTACACGCGAAATCCTCCAACTAGTTAATAATAAAAAACTATTAACCTACTTTGAAACCAAATGGTTATTTATAAATGGAGTATTAGAGCATCCTGATTTATATTATAATGACAATATTTTAGGCAAATTTTATAGAAAAGACTTTGATACCCAAGAATAGTTTTATATCTTCACTATAGATGATAAATCCTATTCTGGTAACACTTGTTGATTCTGTTTTAGGACAGGGTAAAAAAACATCAAATGGTAACTATGCTTACCATTGTCCTTTTTGCCATCATCATAAACCTAAACTTGAAGTAAATTTTACTGAAAACAAACAAGGGCATAATCCTTGGCATTGTTGGGTTTGTAATACTCGAGGCAAAACTATAGTAGGGTTATTTAAAAAAACAGAAGCATCACCTGAAAAAATAGCTGAAGCTAAATCATACGTTAAAAGCGGATATGAAGTTGAAGAAGTTATTGTTAAAACCCAACTTAAACTTCCTGAAGGATTTACTCCACTATATCCAACCCCAACAGGCATTTCAGCAAAACATGCTTTAATTTATTTAAAACAGAGGAATATAGGTATTGAAGATATTATTAAATATAATATTGGATATTGTGAGTTTGGAGAATATGCTAATATGATTATTATTCCTTCTTATAATTTTAAGGGGGAACTTAATTTTTTTGTAGGTAGGAGCTTTAAAAAAGATGCTTACCGCAAATATAAAAATCCTTCTGTTTGTAAAGACATCATACCTTTTGAATTTTTTATAAATTGGGATTCACCTATAGTATT